GCAATCTGCCAGATCGCAAGCTGGGCAGGTTTTCTCTGCGTTCAGGTCTGGCCGTCCTGAGATCGCCATCGGTCTGATCCAGCGTCAAATTGACGCCAAGCGCAACAGCGGCGACGAGTCCGGTGCTCAGTTTCTGGAGACCTGGCGCGACGTGGCCAAGGAGACGCCAACGGCCACCGAGGACTACTTCGGCGGCATCCTGGCCGAGATGCCTGGCGGCAAAGATGTGCTGGAGGCTGCGCTGAAGGTTTCTGCAGAGCGCAGGACGGCTGCGATGCAGCCAGCAGCATTGACGAAAGCAAAGGCTGATGCAGATGCTGCTGTGGCCGAGGCACAAAGGAAAGTTGCAGAGGCAGCAAGCACGCCTGACAGGCTGAAAGCAGAGCAAGACCTAAGACTGGCTCAAATCAGGAAAGAAAGAGCAGACGCTGATGTGGCTGCTGGAACTGTGCAGTCTCGCATTGCGAAGGCTGCAGAGGAGGCCAAGCCTGCTCCTGGGTTTGCAATCATTCCAGAAGCAGAAAGAGCAAGCCTCGGGCTTCCTCCTGGCGTTTATCAAAGAAATCTGGGAACGCAGAAGATCGAGCCTGTCAGCAAGGAACTGGTCAGGATCGACATGGGCCAGCAGCGCGAAACGCTGGCGCTCAAAGAACTGGACGTGCCCAGGGCGCAGGAGTTCTCTGCCGCAGCAGCGTCTGCCCGGACACTTGCGCGAGACTCCAAGGTCATTGCCGATCTGCTCAAAGGCAAAGGTGGCGGTGCCACAGTCAAGTTGACGGCCGACTTTGCCAAGACTCTTGGTTTTGAAAGCGAAACCGTCAGGGCCAACGACCTTGCCAACTCTCTGGCGATCCGTGGTGCTACGCAGCTTCGACCACCTGGCTCTGGCTCTACGTCAGACACAGAATTCAAGGCATTCGTCTCGGCATTCCCGTCGCTGGCGAACTCTGAAGGCGGCCGTGAGTTGATGGCCAAGTATGCAGACGCTTTTGCAACACGATCCGCAAAACTTGCGGACCACGCCAGGAAACTGATTCGTGAGGACAGGTACAGCGAAGAAGAGATCGCAAGATTCGACACGAGCCTCGGTGCCATTCTCAAAGACGACTTCTACAAGCGTCCTGGGACTGGCGCTCCTGTCACCATCACATTGCCGAACGGTCAACGTGCAACATTCCCGAATCAACAGGCGGCTGATGCATTTAAGCAAAGAGCAGGGATTCAGTAATGGCAACCGATCTTGAAGAACTTGTAAAACAGTTTGGTGGGACGGTATCAGGTACTGCACCGGCACCTGCACCAGTTCCTGCACCTGCCGCAGCTCCTGTGGCTGCGCCAGCAGCAATGGCTGCACCTGCGCCTGCACCTGCGGCAGCCACCAGGGTTGCCAGGCCTGCTCCTGCCGCTGTGGCGGCTCCTGCGCCTATGGCCGCACCTGCGCCGGCAGTCCCGGCTCCTGCTGCGCCTACCACTGACATGACTGCCTTGGCTGCAGAGTTTGGCGGCCGGCCAGAGATGGGATTCTTCGGAAGCATCGTCGAGTCGGTCACTGGCCGCGCTCGGGCAACGCCTGAGACGCAGCGTCTGCCTGAGTGGACGGCCATGCCAGAACTCAACCAGATGAGTATGGCGTCCTTCAAGTCGGCGCTGGGCACCTTGCTGACCAACCCGCAGGAGACGGTGCAGATTCTGCAGTCCAATTTTCCAGGCATGCAGGTCCGTCAAGACGCCAGAGGCAACTTCATCCTGCGCTCATCGGTAGACCAGAAAGAGTACGCCATCCCGCCTGGCTTCAGTGCTGGAGACATTCCAAGGGCGCTGGGCGGACTGTTTGCCTTCACACCGGCAGGCCGAGCTGCGACCATCCCTGGCGCAGTCGTTGCTGCTGGTGTAACCCAAGCTGGCATCGAGGCAACCCAAGCAGCCACTGGCGGTGAAATCAGCCCAGCAGAGATCGGCATAGCAGCCGCCACAGGCCCAGCAGGACAGATCATTCAGCGTGCTGCACCTCCGGTGGCCGCAGCCGTTCGCAGAGGCGTACAGCGCGTCACAGGCCGCGCGCCGGCCGCTGCTGCACCAGCTCCAGCACCTCGCGTCGAGCCGACCTTTGAAACGCCTCCCATAACGCCTGAAGCACAATTGCGAGGACTGGAATTTGATCTGGAGATTCTTGCATCGCAGCCACTTCGGCCTGGCGAATCTCAATCACTGCGGGAAATCAGGCTGCAAGAACTCCAGCAGCAAATAGACCAACTCAGAGCGCCTCCTGCAGCCCCTGCAGCGGCTCCGGCTGCTGCGGCAATACCAGAGGCACCACCTGCGGCTCCCGGCCCTGCTGGCGCGCCTATGGGCACCGCAATGGCCCCTGAAGTGCCGCCTACGGCACCTGGGGCTGCTGCTGCCGTTCCGGCAGGCGACGTGGGCGAGGTGTTGAACCTGGCACGCAAGGCAGGCGGCATGGGTCCAGGGTCTACTGCGGCCAAGGCCAAGCTGGTCGACATGGCTCAGGTCAACCCAGAGGCCCGTGCGGCAGCCGAGCGCCTGGGCATTGATGTGCCGTTCGACGTGCTGAGCGACAATCCGCAGGTGCGCAGCGCTGTTGGCCTGACCCGCGCGCTGGTCGCAGGCGAGGCCGAGGCAGCATGGGAAAACACCGTGCGCCAAGCCATCCAGCGTGCCGACGAGATTTCGCAGCAGTTCGATGCGGCATTCGTGGCCGGCCGTCCTGCTCCTGGTGCGACCTCGCAGAAGATCGTGGACAACCTGCAGCAGACCCGGCAAACGCTGAAGTCTGACGCCAAGGCCATCTACGATCGGATCGATGAGATGGTGCCGAAAAACTCACCCGTCGATCTGAACAACCTTAGAACCTACCTCGACGAGCTTCGTGCCAACCTGGGCGCTGCAGGCCGCATGACGCCACAGGAATCCAACCTGGCCAAGATGCTGGAGAAGGGCGAGCTGACATACTTCGGCCTCAAGCGCGAGAAGGACTTGGTCGGCCAGGCCGTCGGTGGCCTGAAGTCACCCTACGACAACATGGCGACCGGCGATCTCAAGCGCCTGTACGCAGCCCTGGCCCAGGACCAATTGGACAGCGTGGCTTCCCTGGCCGGCGAAGAGGCCCGGCGCGAACTGCGTGCAGCCAACCTGCTGACGGCCAAGCAGAAGGCGCTGGAAAAGCGCATCGTCGGTGCGTTCGGTCAGGAGATCGACGGCAGCGTGGCTCAGCGTATGCAGACAGCCATCAGCACGGCCGCCAAGGGCGATGCCGCGGCCTTCAATCGTCTGATGAAGGTGGTGCCTGCCGAGCTGCAGAAGGAGACGCTGGCCACGGCGCTGGCGTCCGTCACTGCTGGTAAGGCGGCAGGCCGTGCGGCCGCAGGAGCTGCTGAGACTGTCTTCAGCCCTGCTGAGTTCACCAAGGTCTATCGTGGCCTGCGCGCCAACCCGCCTGTCTATTCTCAGATGGTCAAGATCATGGGACCAGAGTGGGATCGTGCCTCGCGTGACCTCTACGAGATTTCCAGGCGCATCGCCGACGCACAGGCTCGCATCCCGACCACCGGCAAGGCAAACCAGATTCTTGGAGAGGCTGCGGTCGAAAGCCTGATGGGCAGGGTTATGTCCAGCAGCCTGGCGCAGCGCGCTGCTACTGGCGTGGCCAGCCTGGTTCCTGGTGGCGGCTTGATCGCACCGGACATCGTGCAGTGGATGTCTGCTGCCAAGGGAGCTGGAGTGCAGAAGGCTGCAAAGCTCTTTGCCTCGCCAGAGTTCCAGGAACTGGCTGTGCAGTCTGCCACTAAAGGCGGCGAGCCAACCCAGGCCGCGATCCGTCGCACGGCCATGAGCAAGGCATTCAGTGATTTCGCAAAAGAGGTCAACCTGCCACAATCTCTGGATGCGCGCGTCCAGTACTTGCAAAGCGCAATTCAAGCCGGACGCCAATTTGAGCAGGAGAACGAACAATGAGCGCACTGAGCATTCAGCCCACATACCCGATCTTTACGGAGACGGATGGACAGCCGTTGGAGGATGGCTACATCTGGCTTGGCGTAGCCAACCTTGACCCACAAGGCAACCCGATCAACGTCTACTGGGATGCTGCGTTGACCCAACTGGCTGGTCAGCCCATCCGCACACAAGGTGGTTATCCTGTCAACAGCGGAACGCCTGCTCGTCTGTACGTCAACAGCGACTACAGCATTCGCGTGATGAACAAGAACGGAAGCACGGTCTACAGCGCGCCTGCTGCGACCGAGCGTTACGGCAACATCATTAATCTTGTTGATCTTGAATTCTTGCAGTCTGGTGCTGGTGCTGTTCCAAGAACAGCACTGAGCAAGATGCGAGACGAAAAGAATGTTCTCGATTATGGCGCAGACCCAACTGGTTCCAATAGTTCTGTCACTGCAATCAATGCAGCAATCGCAGCCAATGAAGAAATTACTTTTCCTCCTGGCACATTTTTGCTTTCTGATGAAATCTTGATTGACAAGTCCATCAAGATCAACTGCGCTCCTGCAAATGAATACGGCGCTGGTGGAACCATTTTTATGGTGGCACACAACAATGCAGCAAAGGCAGGTTTTAAAGTTGGGACAGTTGTCAAAAACATTAGGTTTGAGATGACTGGCGAACCTGAGTTTGATTCCCCAAACGCAGCATTTTCTTCTTTCGCTGGTTTATGGTGCGAGGCTGCAACAGTGTTTGTTGATGGAGTTCGCAGCACATTTAACTTGAATGGCGTCTACATCAACAACTGTTATATCGGATATGTCAAGCGCATTCAAGGCACTGGCAAGGCGTATCTGTGCAAGGTCACTGGAGACTCAAGTCTGACATTTGAAGAATGCAACATTGGCTCTTCAACTGGTGGCCTTGCTTCCTTCCAGATTGAGACGAGCGGTGGATATGTACGTCTTGAGGATGTTTACCTTGAAGCGCAATCCGCTCGCAATCTGGCTATTACCAACTGCTCACGCACAGCAATTCACATCGACAGCATCTATGCGGAGAACAGCGCAAACTATGACATTTTTATATCAGACTCTGAAAACATTGTCATTGAAAATTACAGGACCAACACCAACACAGAAGCTATCATTATTCAAGGCTCCAGCAATGTGAAGTTGAATAACATCCATGCAGTGGATCGTTTGGGGTTGAATGAACTTGTAGACATTGGCAGTACCTGCAATAACATCTACGTCGGTGGTGTTCTGTACGATCCAATCAGCAGCGACGGTTCTGACATCCGTCGATACGCATTGGTGCGTGGCGTACTTGCTGGGTCGGCAGCATTGCCTTCAGTCGTCAACCCTGATCTATCGCTTTCTGGGCGTGGCACCACATCAACTGTCGGTGGCGCATCCATAAGTTCGTCGGTCCCATCTGACACAAGGATGTTGTTCAGCAATCATTCAATTGTTGTTGACAACGCAAACCCCCTGAAAATTCCGATCACAAAGTACGGTCAATATCGTTCCATTGTTCTGCAGGTGATTTATCAAAGTGCTGCTGTCAGCAATTTGGGCATTGAACTTGGCATTTGGAAAAACAACGCCACACAGATTCTTGGAGAGATCAAATATTTCCATAAACCAAGTGCAGATTTTCAGATGCTGACGTTTGTCACTCGATTGCCTGCCACTGTTGATCTTGACCAGTATTCGTCTCTTGAATTCAGAGTTGGCGCTGGTGAAACAGCCCTCGTCCATTACTTGAACATGAGCGAGTACGACGGAGGCATGCTGCCGTTCGGATTCATTGATGAAAGCGTTTTGTTTGTTTCTGATCCAGTCACACTTAATTCGCTTGGGTCCAGAGCAAACCTTGTTCCGAAGATCGGCAACAAACTTTACCGTCTCAAGCAGTATGAGTTGGTTTATGCCACATCTACTGGAGGCGCTGGCGCTGATGCAACTGTTGGTATGGGCGAGGCAAATTCATCTGGAACGATTGCCGTGACAGGTTGCAATTTCACCACAGCCCTTAACCAAGGACCAGGGCTTCCATGCAACTCACTGGCAGACACTGGCCCCTATCCGTTCAGAGACCATGTTCCAGGAACTACGGCCAATGGATGGGTTGTTGAGGTCTTGGCTGCAGGTGGTGCTGGTGGAACGGCACAAGGTTTTGTTCGTGCGGTTCCGATTGAGCCGAATACCATTTAACTGATAGGAGATTGCATGGCACTGAAAAACACCTTCAAAATTCAAGATGCATTCGGCGAACGATCATTTTCGGATGCCTACACCAAAGTTGAGGCAATTTCTGGAGGCAAAGACAATTTAGTTGTTTTTGCAAGAACTAGAACACAGCCAGGTGGCGCTTGCTTGCATGAAACGCGAGTTCAGTTTGTCCCTGATCTTGGTGGAAACAACTTTATCAAGCAGGCTTACACGCATTTGAAATTGCGCGACGAGTTTGCAAACGCAGAGGACTGCTGATTATGCTTAAAACTGTTGGGAATCCATCCACAAGATACGGTGACCAGACCATCATTGATGGAAATCTGGTAGTTGGTACCGCAGGAAAAGGCATTGATTTTTCTGCTGCCACTCATGCCACTGGCATGACAAGCGAACTGCTGAACGATTACGAGGAAGGCACGTGGACGCCAACTGGCAATGGTGTGACATTCTCATCAGCCAATGGACGCTATGTCAAAGTTGGACGGTTCGTTCAAGTGCAAGGACAGGTGCGATTGCCTGTAACAGCCAGTGCAAGCGCTTTGCGTATTGGTGGGCTGCCATTTGCCAACGGATCGAATCCAAGTGCAGGCTCCGTTGGATACATTTCACCTGCTGGCGCACTTGGTCTGAATTTGAGCATTGATCCAAGTGGAAGCAGTATTCTTTGCTTTGGGAATGTCGGCGAAAGCTATCCAACCAACGCAGACTGGTCAAACGCATTCATCACGTTTTCAGCAACCTATCAGGTCTAAGGAGAAATCATGAGCATTGAGAAACAGCTTGTCGTTGACAAAATTGAAGTCTTGGAAAATGGGTGTGTGCAAGTTCGCACTCGCACATCTATTCTGGAAAATGGACAGCAAATCAGCGGTGCATTCCATCGTCATGTGGTTTCCCCTGGTGATGACTACAGTGGTGAAGACGCCCGTGTGCAAGCTATCTGTGCTGCAACACACACTGCCGAAGTGATCGCGGCCTACAAAGCAGCCCAAGCTGCACAAGGAGTCTGACATGGCCACCAACTCGCAAATCGCATTTGCACCCCAGGGTGAAACCATCGTCGTCGCTGCCGCTGCATCAGCTCCTGTCGGCGTTCAGGCTCCGGTCTACGACAAGTTTGATGCCCAGGGCATGGGTCAGTACCGCATCGTCAACAGCAGCGCAAACACGGTGTTTCTGGGTGTTGGCCCGACCGCTGCACTGGCGACTGCCAATGCCGTGGCCCCTGTGGCCGGCAATCCGTCTCCGGCCATCGTGCTGGTGCCTGGTGCCGTGGAGATTCTGCGCTTCAACCGCACGGTCTACTTCAGTGGCGCTGCGTCCTCTGCCTCGACGGTCTACATCGTGCCTGGCGAAGGCTTGTGATGTTGGAGACAGACGTGATGTCAGAGAGCAATGAAATTGATCTGGTGAAGTACGGCGTCCTGTGGCAGAAGGTCCAGGACATGGACAAGAAGGTCGACAAGATGGAGCGCAACGTCGAGGAGCTGCTGGCGCTGGCCAACAAGGGCAAGGGCGGCCTGTGGTTCGGCATGTCCATCGTCTCTGGCGTCTCGGCGGTGGTCGGCTATGCCTTGAACTACTTCAAGCACTGACCATGTCCGACCACGATCTATCCCGCGAGCTGGCCATACTCAAGGAGCATGCCAGGGTCGAGCTGAACAAGCTGGAGGCCACCTCTCCAGCCAAGGACGTTGCCGGCCGTGCAATCGGCAAGCAGGGTCTGTTCTACATCACGTTCATCGTGTGCATCGGTGTTGGCGCATCCATCGTGCTCGACAACGAGAAGATCGCAGCCGTCATGGGGCTGCTTGGCGCTGCCCTGACTGCGCTGATCTCTATGCTCAACGGCATCGCTGGTGCGAACGCCAAGCAAGAGAAGCCAGAGTTTGAGGTCATCAAAGAGCTGATCGCAAAACTGGATCGCCTGGACAAACCAGAGCAGCCGATGAGGGTCATGGTTGAGGGTGAAAAAGTCACCGTCACCAAGGGTGAAAACACCGTCACAACATCCAAGGGGTAATTTTGGAGCTGCCAAAGCTGACCCCAGTCGTGCAGTTTGTGACTGCCAGCTTTGCGCTGGTGGTTGGCGGCTACACGGCTGGCGACAAGTTTGGCTGGTTCCAAAGGCCCATCCTTGAATGGGCACCTGAGCACTTCAAGATTGCGTCAGCAAAGATTGGCGATCCTGTGAATGTCACGGTCGCACGCATCAAGAAGCGTGACGACTGCTCGGTCGAGGCTTTCACACCCACTGTGCGCGATGCGTCTGGGATGATGCATGACGCCACGCCATCGACCAGCAAGTTCACCGGACCAGCAGGCGACCAGATCGACACATTCAGCTACCAGTTGAAGGTGTCATCCAAGGAGCCTGTTGCGCCTGGCAAGGCCACTTTGACGGCCATCATCAAGTACAAGTGCCCAGAAGGCGAGCGTGTGGTGACGTACCCACGGCACGAGAACTTGTCATTCATGTTGGAGAAATAATCATGGACTGGCTCAAGCAGATCGCACCCACCATCGCCACTGCGCTCGGCGGCCCACTGGCCGGCATGGCCGTCTCGGCTGTCTCCAAGGCCATTGGCGTTGACGAAAAGGAAGTCGGCGACCTGATTGCCAACAACAAGCTGACGGCCGACCAGATCGCCCAGGTCAAGTTGGCCGAGATTGAGCTGCAGAAGCAGGCTCAGGAGCTGGGCCTGAACTTCGAGAAGCTGGCGGTCGAGGATCGCAAAAGCGCCAGAGACATGCAAGCCACGACTCGCTCGATGATGCCTCCCATCCTGGCCGGTGCGGTCACTGTCGGCTTCTTCGGCATCATGGTGATGATGTTCTTCAACCAGATCGACAGCAGCAACCCGGCCATCCTGATGATGCTTGGCAGCCTTGGCACGGCCTGGACAGGGATCATTGCCTATTACTTCGGCAGCTCGGCTGGCTCGCAGGCCAAAACCGATCTGCTCTCCAAAACCACCAAGTGAAGACGCCATGAAACAGAACTTCGACGCTGCGCTGGCTGCCGTCCTGCACCATGAGGGCGGCTTTGTGAACCATCCCAAAGACCCAGGTGGCATGACCAACCTCGGCTGCACCAAGAAGGTCTGGGAAGAGCATTGCGGCCATGAGGTGGATGAGAAGGCCATGCGTGCGCTCACGCCTGCTGATGTGGCACCTCTGTACAAGGCCAAATACTGGGACAAGGTGCGCGGCGATGAGTTGCCGTCCGGCGTGGACTATGCTGTGTTCGATGCCGCCATCAACAGCGGCCCAGGAAGGGCAGCAAAGTGGCTCCAGGCGTGCGTTGGCGTCGAGCAGGATGGTGGCATAGGCCCGAAGACTTTGGCGGCTG